TGAGTTGGTCTTCCCTGCTTGGGTGTTTGCTGCTACGTTGGTTCCCCCTCCCGTGAGAAGGCTTAGTGGACCCTTGCTGCAACTTACCGTAAGCATCAAGACCAAAAGCAGCAGTGACATACGAGAAAATAGGCCATACAAGTATTTCGATAATCTGTACATCTTTTACCTCTACTATATAGACTAACCATACGATCAGTGCTATGGCCAACTCTCTCTTAAATGTCTTCATTTTTCTCTTGCCATGTTATCTAGGATCATACGGATAGACTTTATATTTTCATCTATACGACCAAGGGTAATAGCTTGACTTTGGACTATTTGCTCTAGGCCACTTGTACGTGTCTCAAGCCTTACAAGCTCCTTCTGGTTAATGTCAACATCATTGCGTAGTGTAGCTACAAACCAGATAAGGGCAATAGTTTGCATAATTATAGCAAAGATGAAGGTGATAGGCACACTTTTAGATAAGTGCCATTGTGGGTCTTGACTCATCACGGATAGGCCTTTCGAGATAGTTGGTAGTGTGGTCCATCTGGGAAGCTCTTCCAATCACCACCCCACTCAAGGTCAACCTCAAGTTCTTCAGCAGCTTGCTTCATAGCATCTGCAATAGGGTAGAAGTGTTCCCAGTCCCATGAGATAGGCCAAGGTGCAATATCTACAGCATGACCAGTTAGGTGTCGTGAGTTCATTGTGGTAGACTTACCAGTCTTAACAAGCTCTCGTTGACGGTTAATGTTACGGATACCTTCGATCACACTGAAGTCTTGCTCAGTGATCTCAATGGCACGTTTTACTACAGCTACAAGATCAGGGTGTACTCCCGACAAGTTCTGTAGGCTTCTTTTACCTAGTGTGTATGGCATAGGGTTTCCTTTATTTTGTCCTCAATCTGATGCAAATATTGTCAGGATGAACCAGCGCTACAAAACTGATATGTCTATTTCTGCATGAATGCCGTAATCTTGATAGGACATTTCAGGACCGCACCCAAAGTCACCTACAAACCCAAACAAAAATCTGTATATTGTAGTGGAGCTAGTTCTTAGGATACCCGCAGCGTTACCGAATCTCCACCCACCATTATAAGAAGCCGCTTGTCTTACGTTCTGCAAACTATACCACTCACTAGATATATTATCGTTATTCACACTACCTTGAATCTGAACAAGAGGGTGATCTGGATTATAGCAGATATCGCCATTGGCATTGTAGCACACTACCCCATATGAGGAAGTTGGTCCGTTCATATCCTTAGCCCTCTGGGCATAAACCACAGCAAGTGTGCTTTGATCTGAGAAATATCGAATTTTATTCCCACTAATAGCAGCAACTGGGACTAACCACGACCCTACTGGGACTTTGATAAAGTGTATTACTCTCTTATTGTTTACGAGATAAGGAATTTCATGCCAATAAACCGTCCCTGTGGGCTTAATAAAACCACCCCCATGTGGCCACTCGTAGAAAATGTGATAGTTAAACACTGGGGTTGAATTAGTATAATTAGAGTAGTTCAATGAAAGCGCTGAAAAGAATTGATCTTCTGTACTGAATACGGTTTTATTAGAGTTATTTTTTATTTCAAACCCATAACTCATATCAATCATCCTCCATGATAAAATAGTAATCTACATTATCATTATCGTTAGCAGTAATGTAAAGATTTGGACCCCAAGTGAAGACTTTAGTGCTATTATTAAAGGTAAAGTTATGGACCCAGTAATAGACCTGATGTAGATTATCTATGTATATAAACCCCTTGGAAGGGTCAAAGCCTTCCACAACCTTAGAACCAGAAACACTGCGAACCTGAACTAAGTCCACAACTCTACAGGGGGAAGAATCTGCTATGTTTTTCGTACTACTTGTAGTTGATATTTCAATCCCATAAGACATTATGTCAAATTCCCGATCTTAACTCTGACTGTGTTTGAAGCATCATATACAACAATCTTGTCGTCCTGTAGAACAAGCCTTGCACCACTGGTTGCACTAGAGAAAGTCCCAATGACACCCGTAATAGCTGAAAGTTCACTTACATTTAGCTTATCAGCCGTGACCTGACCTGCTGCAATGTTGTTTGCAACCACGGAATTAACGGCCAACTTTCCAGCGACAACAGCCCCAGCCTCTATCTGATTTGCCTTGACCGAATCAGTTTGTAGTTTTGGTGTTGAGATACTGTTATCTTTGATAGAGGTCTCAGTTACAGAACCATCTTCAATCCCAGTGTAAAGCTCCTTAGACCACACACCACCAGTCTCATCCCAACGGTACAAGGTATTGTCAGTCAGCAAGAATACAATCTGGCCATCAAAGTCACCAGTTGCAGGCAGAGAGTTGACAGGTGTAACCCCAGCAGCATTGATAGTATCAATCAAGCTCTGCGTAAGGTCTGTCTCTTCTACAAGGAATGTTGTAGCATTAACTGGACCAACAAAAGCTGAGTTGTTACCACTATGATCCTGAGACCTAACCCAATAGTATCTTGTTTGAGCGTTGGCAAGCCCTGTACGTACAAAAGAGTTACCAGAGGTAAAGCCAATACTTACAGCACCAGAAGCAAAGGTAGCTGAAGTTCCCTCATATACCTCTACCCTGTTGAAGTCAGAGGCTGTAGGAAGATCAAAGCTAACTGTGATGTACTTGTAACCAGCTTCAGCAGACAAGTTAGTTGGAGAGTTAGGTGCAGTTGTATCACCACCCACAGTGTAAGTGACAGAAGCTATAGGCCCACCATTACCAAGAAGTGTGATAGCACGAACCCTAAAGACATACTCTACAGCATCAATGATAGGCGACAACTCAATACTGTTAGCAACAGTTGTAGTGCTTGAGTAGTTTGAGTCAGCTACAGGCTTCCATTCTACCTCATAGTGTGAGATAAAGGAATTATCTACAGCATCCCAAGTCAGGATAGCTGAACTGATAAATGTACCATCACTCTGAGTTTTACCACCACCATTTACAGCAAGGTTAGCGATAGCTAGTCCGTCAAAAGGGTTAGGTAGGTTAGTGTTATCACGTTCGTAAACTACACCATCATCTACTTCATCAAAGACAGATTCAGCAGTCTCACGTAGTGTCATATTGACTTGTAGATCAAGACCATCTGTGAGACCAAAGTTCCAAGACAGAACTTCAAACTCTTTGTTATCCCAACCGAAGCGAGAGTTGGTAAGACGAATGTTGTCGCCTACCTGAACCTGCATAGTTTTAAGACCAAAGGCCGCAGTAACTGTAAGTTGTTGACGGTTACGTTCAAGAGCAATACGAGCAATGCGACGAGCTTCAATAGAGTTATCTGTGAAGGGTAGGTCTACATCAGCAACAGATTCTTGTCCATTATCAGCAGCTAGAAAAGCAGCACTGTCCACTTGTGGGTAGTCAGTAGTCTGCCAGTTACTCTCTTCACCACGGAATGTACCTTTAACTACGTTGAAGTTATCTCTACGAGAGTGTCGTGTAGCTACACCAATAGATGAACGTAGGTCGTCTTCATTAAGGTCAAGTACAGGGGCAGTCCAGTAGGCTGGCTTCATACGCCACTTACCTTGAGCATACCACAATGTACCGCCCATAGAAGTTAGGAGGTTATTGATAACATCGTAGGGAGTAAGGTCAGTAGTGAAAGCACCATTAGTAGTGTAACGAGTTGTACCCGCAGCTGTGTTGGTTTCATTACAGACAGATACAGCAGTATTAACAAGGTCATCATCAATATTGCCAACTTCTTCTGCAAGGCCGTAGTTACTGATGAGGTAGTCCCTCAAGCACAAGGCAGGGTTATCAGACCAAGCTGTAGTGTCTGTAGCTGGATTGTAGACCTTCTTACCTTTTACTGTAGCTGTGAAGGTTGGTACACCATTAGGGAAAGCATCAGCATCAAACTCCATACGGACATACATATAAGCAATACCACGGAGCCTATGCGCTGAAGTCCACTTAGCAGACTCAGCTACAAGATCAGCATCAGCTACTTGGTCAGGGGAACCAAGGTGAGTGTTAATACGTATCTTACCATTATACTGACTGGGTGAAGTTACGTTACCATTACCATCAATAGTAGCAATCTCATCGTTGATGTAGATGTCTTCAAAGGAGTTAATCTCATGTCCAGATACAGCAATAATACGGTGAAGATACTTATTGTCAGTTCCTGTAGCCTCATCATATACGATAGCACCACCAACACGAACCTCACCATAGATGATTTGATGGTCTAGTGCTGAACCACGGGTGTTGACTTGGTATCCACGGTTAGCTCCACTAATAGAAGGTTTAGGGGTTAGAGCATTTAGTGCTGCACCAAGGGCGAAGTTAAGTGCAAAAGCACTCCAACCCGCAAAGGCAAAACCAGCCGCCGCTGTGTAACTAACAGTGGATAGTAGTGCGCCTATTGCTGCTGCAGCCATGTTATTCTCCTAGATACTTTGAGTATACCCGTTCAATCTTACGGAACTTGAGGAAGTCCATCAGTTTATCGAAAGGTTGATGCACTTTAGTGTTTATGGTAAGGACAGATACACCATCATTCTTAAGACACTTCTCAGCAAACTTAATCAGCTTGATACCTGTGAAACCTTTACGGTGCTTAGGTGACAAGTAGATAATGTCGTTAGCTGCAAACAGATGGTCTTTGTAGTGGATGTTAGTACCTACGATAACTACAAAGTACCCTACAAGCTGTCCGTCATCTCTAGCTGTGAATATCTTTAGTTTACCTTGCTCCTCAAGAGACTGATAAGCATCCCAATCTGGGTTCAACTTAATCTTCTCTTTATTCAGAGCTATCTCCTCCCAGTGGGAATTAAGAAGTGGTCCTATTTCACCTCTAACAGAAGACAGGAACTCTTGCTGATACTTAACTGCCATTGCTACGACCCCACACAATATCTTTATCTTGTAGGTCTTCAATGAAGTCTAACCCAAGGTCATCTGGATACAGAGACTTCTGATAACCTGAAGTGAAACGAGCTACCCTAGCTCTCTCAAGGTCAATCAACCTGTTCTCAACCATAAGCTCAATAGTAGAGGTTTCACCACCATCAGAGATATTCATCTGATCCATGTAGCCAGCGAAGAGTTGGTTAAACCCAGTCTTAGTAGCCTCTAGGATAATTTTAGAACCATCTTGCAGTAGGATAAAAGAGCCACTCTCTTGTAGTACCTTACCTGTAGAGAATGTACCAAAGTAGATATTACACACACGGCCCTGATAAGGCTCACTGAGGGCCAAGGAGAGTAAGTCTGAGGGAACCCCACTCAAAGTGATAGTTGCCCCTTTAACGGCCATCTCAGCGGTCTCTTCGATAGCTGAAATATCAAGGAGATTACCTAAGCCAATCCACTCAGTCCCATCTTGTAGAACAAGTGTACCTTGACCTGTCCACATACGAATTGTATTGTCACCATCAAACAAAAGTTCAACAGCAAAGAAAGGGTAAACTACACCTTCCTCAATATTCTCTAAGGTTATTGTAGACAGGTCTCTTGACATTTAGAAGTCCTTTACACTTTCGGGGGTTGCATCAACGATAGCCTGCGCTGCTTCACGCTCAGCTTTGTCTCGTATTTCCGTAGGGGTCATGTGGTTATGTCCTTAAGTTAATAGCTTGCGGCCCCTAAGAACAAGGCCACGAATAGGAGGCCTCCAGCTGCTGTAGCTACGAAGTCCCAGAACTCTACTGTACCATGCCCTAGAGCGTCGTAAGCCTCTTTTGCTGCCCCTACTACCGCAGAAGCTAAGAAGGCTACCCAGAGGCTCTCTGTGAACCCCTGAGTTACCATTGCTATCACGAATCCCGCAAGGATGTGCAGTTGCTTGTCTCTAGCTAACCTCATGAGTAAGCTTTCACGTCTTCAGGTGTTGCATCCACTACAGCCTGAGCCGCAGCACGTTCCTCTGTGTCAGCCACTATAAGAGGGTTAGGGACGGTCTCTGTTGTTGGCCCTACGTCAGGGTCATCAGAGTAGACTAGCTGCTCTACAGTGTCTTCCAGTGGCTCTATGGCAGTCTGCACAATCACACTCTCCATGACCTCGTTGCCTTCCTCGTCGTACTCACCAGTTGGCTGGTCTTCCCATACTAGAGAGCGACCATAAGCCAAGGGATAACGGGCTAGCCGTGCAGTGGCCTTGCGGTACTCAAGAAGCTGCCAGTTGAATGTGTTGTTGGCGAGGTTCACATCGTGGTCAGCAGAGAAGGAAGTCATGAAGGCATCGAAGGCACCGTCAGCTAAACGGATAGACTTCTCACGGGCTTGGGTATTCCAGCTACGGTTAATCCACTTCTGAGCACGCTTCTCTAGCTGTGCTGGGATCAGAGGCAGGTCGCCTTTGTTTACAAAGATGGTCATGCTTTAACTCCAATCACGCCGATGTCATTGCCGTTTGTGGGTGCTACGTTGAACGACACTGTGTAAGTGAAGCCATCGTAGACCACCGTGTATTCGTCACCAGAACCTTCCTTTTGCAGAAGGCCAGCATCGAAAACGTGCAGGGGTTTCCAACCATTCTCCATTGCAAAGTCAGTCTCAGTGCCATCACCAGAGAACCAGAACTGCTGCTCTTGGTAGCCCCCCTGATTTCTCAGGGAAGCTAGCTCTTCTCGCAGGTTGACTGCGGGTTTCTCAATATAGACAGTCATTGAACTATTCCTCCACGATTAAGTTATTGCTGGCACTGATTGCAGTACCGACTGCGGTTGTTGTGTTGGACACTCGACGCAAGCCTTGGAAGACACTGCGACCAGCACTTGTGCCTACGTGGAGCAGGTCAGTGGCATCGTCGTGAGCCAAGGCTGTCACTGCATCTGAGGAACCGTAGAGGGTTGCCTGTGCATTCTCTTGGAATAGCACCTTCTCGTCGTTGTAGATTTTGGCAATCTGGTCGGCTGTGGGTGCGGTGGCTGAGATGCGCCAGAGAGCCATTTTGCCTTGGTAGCCCATTGCGCCGTCAACTTGGCGGTAGCCAAACGCCAGAGGCGCTTCAGTATTTGCGGAATTTGCATTCGCCGCCTGATACCGAAGCGTTCCATTTTCGTAAAAGTAGGCAACGCCGCCTTGCCTTACAAACGCAACAAATACCCAATTCCCGCTTTCGATTAGAGCACTCACATTCGGCTCGGTAACAAGCAGAGACCCGACACGAAACTGGTATCTAGCGGCCCCCACACCGCCCGCAACCGCACAGAAGAAACCCTCAGTTGTGTTTGGAGAGCGGTCTACAAAAACACCGTAGCTGTCAGTGCCAGCGACCCACCCCATCACGCAGAAGTCACCCGTCCCGAAGTCGAGGTCACTGTTATACGGCTGCTCAAGGTAGTTGCTGGCAGAGAACCCAGAGTAGGCCACCAGTTCAGCGCCAGTGGCTACAGGGGTGCGGGTCACAGTGCCGTTGACGATCAGGCCGTTGCCGTTCACGCTGCGGTCTGCGTCTGCGAGTTTGACGGAGACGTTGTCGAAGGAAGATACAGCCCCTACCCCAGAAACAGTGTTTCCAATCCTGACACGAAGCGTGTTGATAGTGGCGGTGAACGTTATTTGTGAAAGGCCGGAGTTGTTTGCGTAAACTGGTGTCCCGGCAGGCACCAGCAGCCCTACGATAGGAGAACCTGACACTTTCTCATACTGAAAAGTGTAAGTCCGACCGACCTCCAAAGCAAAATCTTGGTATATGTAACCGTAATTTCCGGTATTTTCCACGGTCACAACGCCAGCCGAAACGGTGGCGGTTGCATTTGCCTCAGTCCACCCTGCGATGTCCGCATCAAACGTGCCGTTCGTGACCAGCTCACCAGACCCAACCAGATCAGTGTCGTCGGTGTCGCTCAGGAAGGCACCCTTGATGTCGCCGTTCATCCAGCCTGTGTTGTAGTCGGAGGTGAGTAGGGCCGACATGCCTTTGGATTGATCGGTGTAGTTGGGTTGGTGGAGCATGAGGCCGTCTTTTGCATGCGATACTGGCCCAAAGTTATTGCCCAATGCCCAATGGTTGACCAATGGTGTTGCGTGCATTGGCCTAACAAGCAATGGAAACTCCCATGCTGTTGCCGTAGTGGTTTCTGCTACGATGTCACCAAATCCATCACCAGCTTGATAATCCTCCACGGTAGAATACATCAGAGTGTGGGTGGAAGCGTTGCGGCCAGCCCATACCCCAAAGGCAGTATCAAAAAATACAACCCTCATAGCTACAGTAGAGGCACTATCAACAACAGTCCCATCATCCTTAATAACACTCACGCCACCATCAGTCGCCACTGCAATCGTAGGCACAGGAAGCCCAGTCGCAGGGTCAATCGGGGAATCCGCTAGGATAGTCATGGCTACATCGTTGACGTTGGTGTTTACGAGTCCAAGAGATGCGTTGCCGCCAACAAGGTATGTGGATATGTTTCTATCAGCTAACGGACCATAGATAGAGGTAGTGCTAGACCCTGATTGCGCTGTGTTTCTTACTTTTCGGGCAAAGTCTGGAATAAAGTGAGCAGACGCTATCCCAGCAGTGCCTGAGTTACCGCCAAAGGAAATAATGCCATTCAAGGCGCTGACACAGGTTATCGTATCTTCACGAATGAAAGCAGTTACGGCTGTGTTTCGTGTGAACACCATCCACATCGGCAGACTTGGGTCATCACCATCGTAAATCGTAACCTTGTTGCTCTCAGCCACAATCACAGCAACCGCAGGGAACTCACGACGAGAACCACGAGTAGCAGTGTTCAAGGTCTCGTTATACCAGCTTGTGCCTTGTGTGCGCTTACGCCATGCACCACCGTCACTGTCCTTGCTGGTGTCGTAAACGAATACGTCTACGGCTGTGACAGCCTTGCTCTCTGCGATGGCGTTTAAGTCTAGCGTGTCTAGGTCAACATCTCCGCCAGTGGCGCTAATGTCCCCATCCACAGTCAGCCCGTCAGCCGTGATAGTCGATTGTACATCTAAAGCACCAGTCATAGTATCGCCAGTGATACGTACAAACCCTGTACCAGTATCCAAGCCTTCTTTTAGCTCAGACCAAGTAATAGCTTTAGTTTCATCAGCAGAAGAGTCAACGACAACAAACTCATCTGTATCAGCTAGGTTAGCCCCAGTGATATTCGTTAATTGTGAAATCTTTTTGTCAGCCAAAGCTATATTCCTTATGTAAGAGCTTCTACAGCTTCAAATGAGATACCGTAGATAGAGGCGTTATTGATTGACCATGAGGTCACATTGTTACTTAGGCGGAAGACACCTTTAGGGTTATTGAAGACTACAGTAGCTCCTGTATAATTAGACCGTAGTGCAGGCCATATCTCCAAGCTACCATCACCATCTTGGTCTAGGAGTACTTGGTGTAGTTTAGCTGAAGAACCTGACCCAAGTTGGATGTAATCACCAGCCTTAAGTGTCCCAGTCATAACTACAGTAACAGTCTCATCACCAGCATCACCTGTAAGTGTACAAGAACTAACTGTACCTTGTGGTGTAGTATAGTCAGGGTCTCCCAGTAGGAATGTACCTACCTGCCCCTTAAGACCAACTAACAGTGCTTTCCACTCAGCAGCCTTATCACGATGAACAGAGGGGATAGTAACTGAGGCTTCCCACTTCTGTCCACCATGACTAATGACTTGTTGTTTGTAGGTAAAGGGAGATTGAGAAACAGCTACAGCATTAACTGCCCTTAGCTCAATACTCTCAATCCCGATAGTAGTTGGTGTATTTAGTGGATATGATAAAGCCATGCTTTCCTCTTATTAACCGAAGGTTGACTTCATGGCTCCACCTCGTCTACGGCTATCCATGATCTGTTTCTGTGTCATATTGGCGATCTGTGGTGCAGCCTGAGCAATCAACTTCTTAACACTGTCATCACCGTTAGCTGCGAAGTTGAATGATTGGTTAATGACAACACCTTCACCACCACCTGAACCAGCTTTTGTATGGTCAACAACAGTCTCTCGTGGGTGGATCATAGCGAGACGACCACCACGACCATCCATACCACCTGATCTTGAACCACTGCCTGTGTAACCACCCCCCTCATATGATTCTAAGCCTTTACCAAGGGCAGACACAATGGGATTACTAGAGCCACTGAGCATTCCACCGAAAGAGTTTATCATCTGTTGAACTACAAGAACTTTGTAAAGGTGGGCTACAATATCTCTGGCCATGTCACGGAAAGCATCTTTGACAGAAGATGTACCATCAACCATAGACATAAATGAGTCTTCCATAGCAGAGCCGATTGTCTGAGCAAGGTCAGCTATCTTAGCCTCTTCCTCTTGCAACTCTTTTAACTTGTTGATACGTTCAATCAACTCATCTGTAGCTGGCTTACCGTAAACTTTTTCATAGTCTACACCAAGAGCTTGTATGACCTGTCTCTGAGCCTCAGTTTTACCAAACAGAGTTTCCTCAAGGGTAATACGTTTTCTTAATTCAGCTAGTGGGTCTTTCTTTTTAGCACCACCTGATTTTTTTGTTTCTGGGTAGGGGATAAATTCTCCACCCGTACTGAGCATAAGTCTGTCAGAAGCAGTGCTACCAGCACCCCTAGATTTACCCCTGCCCATACCAACAGGGCCGTTGTCAGCAGTTGCGGCATTTATAAGATTCAATGCGTCTATGAGAGACATCTTCATCTCATGAGCAAGCAGTCTTGCAGCAGGAAGAGCTTTATCAAAAGGCGACTTGAGGTTTAGCTTGGATAAATCCTTACCAGCCTCGTGGGCTTCTACGATAGCTTTTAGGTAGGCGTCTTGAGCTTTTACGAGTTGTGCGGCTACTTGTTGTTCGATTGCAACACGTTCATCCCCCGCTGCACGAGACATCATAACCTTTTGTTTCTGTAGCTTATCAAACTCTTCTTGTGCATTTACGTAATCTACAAAAAATTCTGCATCAACCGCAGCACCCAAAAGTTCCATCTGCTGGATGGTTTGAGAAATCTCTTTCCAGAAAGCCTTTTGTTGATCCGTCAATTTACCTGTGACGTCTACATTTTGCTTAAATATTTCCCTAGCCCTTAAGGCAGCTTCATACTGACCCTCAAGCGTTGGGGCTTCTCTGAGTTGAATAAGGGCGTCATACAAATCACGTATCTCTTGCCCAGCTTTGCCTCCCAGAGTAGCAGCAACTTTGGCCCCAAAACTTTGGTTAATGAGGTTGCCGATGTCTTGTACTTCGGACTTTAAGAAACTAGCACTCAACACAGATTTGGTCAAAGATGCGTTGAGAGACTCAATACCCTTGAAGGCTTCTATCCTTGCTATAGCCAGCAAATCTTTTGCGGCCTCTGAAGTTAATTTAAGCCCCTCCACGTTCCTCTCGAATGCGTCAGAGAAAACACCGCTGTTGGACTTCATTAAGTTGAAGTATTCATCTAAGGCGGAAGTAGTGTCCTTAATCTGGTCTTGAAACTTCTTTGTAGTGCCGACTGAAGTCATCAGGGCCATACCGAAGGAGCCAAGCACCGCAATACCTAGGCCAATAGCGGCCCCCCAAGGTCCAGCAAAGAAGCCAGCCAACTGAGAGCCTTGCTGCGAGAAAGCTATAAGTGGATTAGTTCCACCTTGTACCTGTACTACAAAGTCTTGAAACTGGTAACCAGCTTGTTGTATGGCAACTTCATTACGCCTAGCCGCCTTACCTGATCCAGCAAGGGCTTTCTCAAACTTGTAGAAGTCTTTAGCGCTACCAGCAGATACTTGCTTGAGGCGAGCCATCTGGTCTGTGAGTCTTTTAGTTTCAGTTGTAGCTCTCTCACGGGTAATAAGACCCTTCTTCTCAGCCTTCTCAACATCCCTAACTTCAGACTCTAGGTTATTCATAAGCTGCACAGCACGTTGTACTGGCGCACTGTCAACCCCAATTATAACCTTAATATCGTCAGCCATTCGCTACCCCCATATAAACTGTATCAAGACTTTTAATTGCTTCCACTTCCCAAGGGGCAATAGGTGTCTCAGTCAGTTCCTTCCATGATTTAATTTGTTCATAAGTTATCGGGTTAGGGCCAGAAAAGCCTTGAGTTCTACTGTTGCTCAACGTAATAAAGGCAGACCAGACATGAGACATAAGCTGAGGAAATTCTGTCGGGGGTTCCAATGCTTCAGGTCTACGTCCAATCTGCCTTTCTACTTGTTCCAAGTGTTCACGTTCTGTAATGCCATCCTTGTCAGGGCGATTGAGCTTAAACTGATGTTCAGCCCAATCACACAACTGAGAAGTTAGGCCTTGGTAAAATCCAGAGATTCAGCGAGAGCCTCCTCAACCTGAGCCTTAATCCAAAACACTTCGTCGTAAATCTCTCTAGCCTTAGCCACAGACAGTTTGGGGTTCTCACCACCATAAGTAATATTCCAAGAAGCTGTGATCTTAGATAGCAACGTAAGGGTAGCTTCTTCGATGTCTTGTGCTGTAAAGTCTTGCTTCTTACCACTCTGCATAGCCTTAAGACGCTTGTTCGTCTGCTCATGCAGCACTTCTTTGTGCTCTTTAGAATGACTTGCGTAGACTGTAATAGTCATTGGCGTCTTGTCATCATTCTTTAGTGTAGCACCAGTGTTAGGGTGTGTAAGTGTTACTTCTACTGTGTCGCTAGTAGGTTTGAGGTTCATCAAATCCATTGTCGGGTTCCTTTATCGGGGTTAATGTCGGGTTAATATGTTTAGTGTGGAGACCCCCGACCCGACTCAGGAGCCTCCACGTACCTACGTAGGTATCTTGTACGTCAGCTTATTATGCTGGGCGTGTAATCTTAAGGTTAGTGGCCTCTGTGCTGTCATAGAGAGATACAAAGGACATAGAGACCATACGGCTTGTTGGACCATCTACACCAACATCAGCAGAGTTAATCTTAACCCGTGGGAATAGGAATGTGTAAGAATTACCACCTGTAGGATCATCTACAGACACTTCAATCTCGGTCTCTGTCTCGTTAAGGAAACGGTTGATAAGAGAAGCATCTTCGAAGTAAGCCGTGAGTGTACCTTCAACTTCGGCACGACCATACTCAAGTGATGGAGCACTACCGTCACCAATTACGAATGTGGGGGCGAAGGAGTTGGAGAGAGTGAAGTCAAGACCAGTCACGATGGCTACAGCAGAACCTGCACCTACGTTACCGATGGAAATGTCACCTGAGTAAGCATCGAAAGGTGCAGCACCTGAAGCAGCATCTTGTGTCTTCTCTGTGCCACCGATGGTCATATCTTTACCGACCATACCGAAGGTAGTTGTTACCATCTGGTTAGGGGCAAGTGAGATACCCATAGTGGAAACTGACATACCTGTGAACACACGAGCTTGGTCAATATCAGCAGCATAGTCTTCGATAGAGAAGAACTTAGGTGTTGTACCAACCTTCAGGACATTAGTAGCCCATGTGTTGAGCATAGCTGATTCAAGGAAGGCGTCATAGTCAGCATCACGAAGATCAACTACAATGTCACCAGCTACTTGACGGTTGCCATGACGATCTACACGAGGCATACGGTCAGCTTGGATGTCGTTACCAGCTACACGATCTTTGGTAAGGTTCAAAGAGTGAGTGCTGAAAGGGAGGTTAGTGAAGTTACCCGCAGGATCGTGACTGGGAAACCGTC